GATTAGTTTCACCTAAGAATTTAGATTCCCTACTCATTGGCTCAACAGATGTTTCACCTTTAAACTTTTCAGTTTGAATAACTATTTGAGGATTTACACCCTCTTTATTGGTTGTTGTTTGAAAACGAGGAATCTTTGGTGCAGATTCGGTCATAGAACTCAATGGTGTTTGATTCTGTGTTTGTTCTATCTTAACCCTAGCCTTATTCTCCAAAGGTTCTTTTTTAGGCATCCTAAATTTTGAAAGGTCTGATTTTAAATCTTTTAACGCCATATTATATTCCCATTACAATGATTGGTATGCACCTCTATTATTTGATTGTTGTCTACCAACCCTCTGTATTCTCGACACTGCTTTACCATCAATATTCAATACAATTGGTTGTCCTTTAATATCGTTTCTCAATCCTTTAATCTCTTCCAATAATTCTTTATTACTATTATCAGTAGTGTTTGTGGTACTATTATCAGATTCACCTTCACCACCAAATCCAAAGAAATCACCAAGAGACATCAATGTTGGTGCTATCGCAGCCAATCCACCTAACGCCGCAAATGTTGGAATTGCAAGTAATCCTGCAAATGATATTGCGGTTAATCCACCTGCGATACCTAATAACGCACCACTTACACCCCATAGTTCATCAGATACCTCTGCAACTTTTTGCATTGATTCACTTAATACATCCATATCTGATGATAACTCTCTAAAGGTTAAACTTATATTATTAAGTGCACCGCCAGTTTGTTCCATTCCTGGTCCTAAATCAGATAATTGTCTTATTGTTTCAACAAGTCCACCGCCGAAAATAGAACCTATTGTAACCGAACCTGCGAATGCTGCTAATCCACCTGCTAATTCGTACATTGGTGTTACTAAACTACCAACACCACTTAGACTTTCGGTAAGTAATGACATATTCTCTGCTACCGATGCCAAACCATCACCCGCATCCTTAACTCCTGGCCCAACAGTTCCCAATAGTACTATTTGGTCTACTAAACCACCACCAAAGAAACTTGCGAAAGCACCAACTAATAATGATGCTGAGAACGCTAACATACCAACCGATGCAACCATCAATGCAGGCCCCAATAGTAACAACCCTGCTATTGCTTCAGGTGTTATCGCACCTAACATTGTTACGAATCCATCTGCAATTGCCTGAATGATTGGTGGAATTGCTCCCATCACTCCAACTATTACACCACCAAATGCTTCAATTGCTGGTGTTGCTATATTTAATGCGATTGCGAATGGAATCATAGCTAATCCTAATGCTCCTATTAATGCGATTCCTAAGAATGGTAATCCACTAGCTGCTGCCGTTCCTAATGCGGTTAATCCAACTCCCAATGCACTTAAACCAGCTGATGCTGCTATTCCTAATAAGGATATAGCGATTAAGAATGGTATTGATGCTATACCTAACGCGGCAGCCACTGCGAATGCTCCTAATGCGAGTGAACCCATAAATGTGGATGCCATAGCGGTTAATCCTGCTGATAACGATGTAAAGTTAGGTGCTAATTGTTGTAATGGTGTTAATCCCATAAATAATAAGAATGGAATTGATAGTATAGATGGAATTGCTGCTATTCCAAATGCGGCAACAGCCAATGAACCCATAAATGTGGATGCCATACTATTAAGACCTGTTGCTAATCCACTAAAGTTTTCTTCTAATGCTTTTAGTTTAACTTTACCCATAAATAATAGGAACGGAATTGATGGAAGTGCTACTATGAATGCAGGGCCTGCAAGTGCAACAGCACCGATACCTGCGAATACTTTACCATCACCCATCTCTCTTAAACCATCTGCTAATGATTTTAATCCACCACCACTTCCTTGTGATGCCTGACCTGCTTGACCACCTGCGGATTGTGTAGATTCTAATCCTGGAACTTCACCACCATCTGGTGAACCACCACGACCAACCATATTCATTACACCATCTTTCATATTACCCAATGCTGAACCACCGTTCATCATCGAATTCATAATTGCTGTTTTGGCTATCAATTTAACCATTTCAAGAACAGTATCACCAACAAAACTAAGTCCCATCTGTGCATATCCTTGTGCAGTTTCCATTAAACCTGCGTACTCACCATATTTTTCTGTAAGTTCTTTTTGTTTCTCAGACTTTTGAATTTGAACAGCAAGGTCCTCCCTACTCATACCATATGCTTCGGCCATGGCGTTTTGTTGAACAAGACTAAGATTATTAAACTCTTCTGCAGTACCGGCTTGTTCTAATAACAAATCTGCCATTTGTTGTTCAATTTTCGCACGTTCTTCTGCTGAGGTTGCTGTCATCAATTGTGCTGATAACGACCTCATCTCATTTGCACCGATATCTCTACCTAATAATGCTCTAGCTTTTGCTTCATTTCTCATAGAAGTTTCAATATCCAACATATTGTTGGCTAAACCTTCTATTTCTTCCATAGTAGTACCACGTTTGGCTAGTTCGGCATTACCTTTGATTATGGCCTCTATTTCTTGTTCAGATGCACCAACTAGTCTATGCATCTGATTTTCTAATCCCTTAACCGCCATTGTAGAAGAAATACCTACTTCTTTTGATATATCTTCTATTTTATCTCTAACCTCATCTGCAGGAACACCTGCTGCTTCAAATGATTCTGCTAATTGAAGGGCTGATGATGCGTCTCCAGTTATTGCAGATAATTCAGTAACACCTTTAATTAATTCAGAAGATGCGGCGTTTACATTACCATATTCGGCTGTGATTGCTTTTGCAGATGCTGCAACTGCCTCCGTTCCATATAGGAAACCTGTCATACTCCAAGAGGCTGCTTCGATTTTCCCTTGTAACATAACAGATTCGTTTACTGATAACCCTAATTGAGTTACACCCTCTTTTACACCATCCGTTAATCTTTTTGCACTAGCACTAACACTCTCAAATGCTTTATTTAAGAATAGTACCTTCATACCACCACTTACAATTGCAGCTTCAATTTCATTGTTTATACCCAATAAATCTTTGAGTATTCCTCTCCCCGCCTCATTTAAATCACTACGTTCTTTTTCTGCTATTGCAATTTGTTTTTGGGTATCTAAATGGGATTTTAAGTTATCTAACTGGTCAATGTAATGTTGATTTACCTCATCACCTCTTTCGATTTGTTCTTTCAACATACCATCAATTGCTTCTTGAATACTGTTGATTTGACCTGTAAGTGATTCTTCTGATTGTAATTTTTTTAGTAGTTTCTCTTTTAAACCTATGGCTTCATTAGATAATGCTTTTGTTGTTTGGGCATTCTTAATCAACGCAAGTTGTGCTGCAGCCAAATCTTTAGTTGCTTGGATTTCTTCCTGCAACTCCTTTTTACGATTTTGAATATCTTTTTTAGCCATTTGTATAAATTACTATATTTTCAGACCACCTGATTTAAGTGCTGTTTGAAGTGTTGAGTTTAACTTTCTAAGACGTTCCCTATCCTTATCAGTAGGTGCTGAATCTTCCATATCTTTTAAATCAGATTTCAAATCTTTGATTTTTCTATCTAATTTTTTACGTTTGCTTCTGAATATATCAAACATATCTTCAGAAAGACCAACTTCCTTAAAAAGTTCTCTGAGTTGTGATTCTTTAATCTTCATATCAGTTTCCCTATTGTTATATGTATAAATATAAGAAAACCCAACAATTACGTTGGGTTTCTTATTATCTTCTTATACCTTTTGTTTTTTTCGCTTGTTTCTCATACGCCTGTTTTTCATTTTCTTTAAATTCTACAATCTTAGTAATATAAAATTTTCGAGCCCAAAGTGGCATATTGTAAACATCTGAAAAGGTAAACCCACCATTTCCATGATAGATTAGGTCGAATATTTGAGAGTGTAATAACTTCCTATAATTAAGACTTAGGCCAAAAAAACCCGACATCCATAGGCAGTAGCATCTCTCTCCTTTCCCCAGTCTCTTCAGAAATAAATTCGTATGTTAAATCAATATCCGGTATAACTTCATTAATGTATGCTCTGAGAGACTTAGAATCTACTGCAAACAATTCGTTATCTACGAAATTACTAATATATTTAGTATCGTATTCCCCATCTACTGATGTAATTGTATTTTTTAAACGAGTCGTCAATTCTTTAGATGTTAAATCTTTCATTTTACGACCTGCTTTTTTCAAATCTTCTAACTGATGTTTAATCTTACGTTCTTTACTTTCAGTTAATGCTTGAAACGTAATCTTACGAGTTGAACGAGGTAGTGTGAATTCGAACTCATTTTTATGTGGTTCTGTTTGTTTACTACCATCGTAATCTTTATTTTCAAATTGAGTTAAATCAATAACTTCTTTTTGTTTTGTGTTAGTAAATGGGTCTGTAATCTCCACCTCATAATCCTTACCATATCCCAAAATACGTGCTGCAATCATAATTGCGTTTTTATCACCTGCGGTGATATCTACATATTTTACTGGTAATCCTTCACCATTTGAAATAATAAGTGATTGGAATAATCGGTCTAACACCGAACCATCTTTAATATATGATTGTGTAGTAAGGATATCTTCCTCTTTAGCAGTCATATACTTCATTTCAACTCTACCACTTGAAAGTGAGTTATCCTTTGGGTAAATCAACCCCTTAGATGGTAACTCTACGATTTCAGTTGGGAATTTGTAATCTGAAACTTGCTTCTGTTCAAATTGTTGTTTGGCAAGTTCCACCATCTCCTGATTTGAGATGTTTGATTTGTAATCATCTTGCAATTCTTCGCTCATAACGTTCTCTTTTGTTTTAAAACTTAAATTTTGGTTAACCTAGTAATAAATATGAAAATAAATATAATTAAAACAAAAACCCCAACAAAAATGTTGGGGTTCTGAATTTTCAATTTGCTGAATTTTCAATTTGTATTACAACAATCCGAAATTAGTATTGTAGTATTGCGTAATCGTAAGCAAGTGTTAAATCTACAGTTGCTAAATCTTCACCAGTATAATCCATATCTGAGAATTTAGCAGTTTCGATAAATGCTCCTTTAAGTGTCCACTCTTCTACTTTATCACCAACAGGACCCAAACTGTTAAAAGTGATATCTTTTTTGTAGAAATCAGAGTAACCGTCTCTACCAGTTACTGATTCGTGGTGTAAACGTACCCACTCCATTGTAGCTTGTGCTGCAGATGGTACTACTGGGTCGTACAATGAAATTGTTAAACTACTCCACTCACTTCTACCTTTTACATATCTTCTTACGTTGATATGGTCGATAGTTACTTTACCATTTGATATTTCAGGTCTATTGGCTGCTTTGATTAGATATGCAGGAATTCCTTCTACATACATAATAAAGCGGTTCGACATCTTCGGTTCGAATGATGTGAACATTACTTCAGTTGGGTCTAATAATTGTGCCATTTATGTTACTCCGTTGTGTTTTCTTTAATATAAATATTGTTCTTTTAAAAAAAGATTGTGTTCCCCACCGAAATGGGGAACTTAATCTAATTTATTTATTCTGGAAATGCTGCCCCAGTTGGTAATACATTGAAATCTAGAACAATAAACTCAGCAGTCTTAGCTGGTTGTAAGAAGATTTCTCCTACCATAATGTTTCTATCAATTACATCTGGAGTGTTATTAGTTTCATCCATAATCACTCTAAATGCGTATAACCCTTGTCTTTGTTGGATTGATTCCAAATAAGGATTAACGATTGATAAGAATCTGTTTCTCGTTGCTGCTGTGTTGTTTTCGAACACTAAGTAACGAGTAGAAGATGCGATGAACTTCTTCACTGCAATCAACAACCTTCTTACATTGATTCTATCCAATGCTGATGGTTTAGCTTGTAGTGTTTTCTGTCCAAATACAGTTACACCCTGTCCAGGGAATGTAGCGATAGGATTCAATCTACCTTCGTAGAGTTCATCTCTTTCTGCTCTTGTCAATCTTGTCTTAGCTTCAATTACTGAAGTTAATCCACCTCTATTCAATCCTGCAGGAGCGAACCACTCAGCGGCAACTTGGTCGTTAAATGCGATAACGCCAGGAAGTACAGCCGATGGCGGCACCCATACTGGTTTGTTCTTATCTGTGTTAAGAATCTTAACCCAAGGGTAGTAAGATGCTACATAATTTGAATCAAATGATTGAACTGCGTTAGTTGCAGTTGAGATTGAATCAGCCCATGCAGATGCATCCATTACAAAGAATGTATCTTGTCTATCTTCACACATATCTTTAGCAAATGTTGTTACTGCAGAGTGTAATCTGTGGATAACACCTGGAATTACTAACATATTGATATCAAATTCATCAGGATTAGATACTGAGTTGATAGCTTTTCTAAATGCTAATGTACCAGTTGCAGTATTTGAAGATAAATCATATCCTTGTGTATTACCTGCGATGATATCACCTGCAGTATAAACAATTCTATTTGGTTTGTATCCATCAAATCCACTTTGGAAAGGAACTAAGAATTTACGAGATGCTAATGCCGTATTATTATCATTTAAATCAATTGAACCAGTGTGTGGTGAGGTTGAAGATGGGTAGTTAGCTCCAGTATTCTGATTGTAATCACCTAAGTAGAATGCAGTACCTGCAGTTGCAGTAGATGAATCAGGAGTTGGTGCTAAATAGTTTAAGTTATCAGTTGTAACAAAATCAAAATCAAATCCATAGAACTTCTTAGAGTTATATGAGTTATTGATTGTTTGGTCTAATACATAAGTTGGATTAGGTAACGTAAATGCAGTTCCATAAGGATTTTGCAATGCTGCGAATCCGAAAGGTACTAATGAAGGGTCAATTGCCTCATCTTTAACTGCCTGAGTTACTTCAACTCTAATGTTTGCCGAATTGTTAGGGTAATCACCATTTGTTGATAATTTACCATTTGAATCAACAGTAATCCACTTATCACCAATTACTCTAGCGATAAAGTTAGGTGAATTAGGGTCTAAGTTAACACCCTGGAAAGTTTCAACTAAGTTAGGTCTGATATCTGAATCAACCACGCCTACGAATGGTGAACCATTTACTTTATCTTGGTCTACTCTTCTTACGATTACAGTAAATGAACCATACTCAGAACCTGCTACAGTTCCAGCTGGTTTAACATCCTGAATACCGATTTTAAATTCGTAGTTAGTTGGGTTACCATGTGATAAAGTATGGAACTTAAATAAGTTAGTAGTAGCACCACCCACTTTCTGTGATGTAATGTATGGTGTTGATGCCTCAGTATATGCTTTTGAGTAATCAATATCTTTTGCAACATCTAAAGTTACAACAACTTCTTCACCAGTGGCGAACGATGCTGATTGGAATGTTTTAAAGTTAGATTGTACAAACGCGTCTTGCGAACCTCTTGGAGAGAATCCAAAAGTTTTGGTAAAGTAGTT